GCACTTTTCTCGTTCCTCTCATCTTGATTACGCATGGCCTACTTTTGCTCATATTGGTGAACAGGAAATCAAACGTAAGGAGTTATATTATGGCACGAGTGATTCGGTTAATAATGAAACCTTTGGTTATATTCCTCGCTATAGTGAGTATCGTTACGTCCCTTCTCGTGTTGCTGGTGAATTTAAAACTACGTTAGGTTTTTGGCATTTAGGTCGTATTTTCGAGCAGACTCCTTTCTTGAATCAAACGTTCATTGAATGTAATCCTCGTAAGGATATATTTGCTGTGGAAGGTGAACAACATTTATGGTGTCACTCTTTTCATAAGGCAAACGTTAGACGTAAACTTCCTAAGTATGGTACCCCTACATTATAATGGGTCAATGTATGACACCTTACCGTCGTGAAAATGACGGTTATCAAACTCCCGAGGAGCGATATATGTCGCTCCCATGCGGGAAATGTCCCGAGTGTTTAAAACGGAGGGCTTCAATGTGGTCTTTTAGGCTACGTAAAGAGGAAGAGATATCTGATTCTGCTCTATTTGTTACATTAACTTATAATACTGATTATGTTCCTATTAGTAAAAACGGCTTTATGTCGTTGGAATTACGTGATCTGCAACTGTTCTTTAAACGGTTGAGAAAACATCATAAGGGTAAACCTATTAAATATTACGCTGTAGGTGAATATGGTACTAAAGGTAAACGTCCTCATTATCATATTATTCTATTCAATTCTGATGAATTGTCTATTGCTAAAGCATGGGTTCATCCCTCTAAACATATGCCTATTGGTCATGTTGATTTTGGTACCGTATCTGGTGCCTCTATTGCTTATACCATTAAGTATATAAATAAAGGTCGTTGGCAACCTATGCATGGTAATGATGACCGTACACCCGAGTTCTCTGTTATGTCAAAGAGACTCGGAAAAAATTGGCTTACAGAGAAAATATATGATCATTATAGACATGACTATAAACGAAGTTTTATAACTGTAGAAGGTGGTGTCCGCATTCCTCTTCCCCGCTACTATAAACAGAAACTCTTTCCATTGGACACAACGGACAGCGAGCTTGTACTCTCCCATCCTTCAATACTTGTACATTTCCAAGAAAATAGAATCTTCCTGGATAAACAAAATGAATATATTAAATCTATTCAAGAACCTATTGATATGACTCCTCAGGAGTTAAACGATTCCCGCAGGGCTGCTATTAAGAATTTTAATCAACATTATAAAAATAAAAGAAAAGACATATGACTATTCATAGAACATGGTTAAACTGGAAAGAACAAGGGTTCCAGGCTGAGGTATTATCTGATGAAGATATGACTGAACCCGATATGACATTATCGTTACACGAACTTTTAGTTCGTCATACGCAAGGCCGTGAAATACCTATAAATGGAGGTGTTCATACTGATGAGGAAGATGATCTTCCTGATACAACTGGCTGGGATATGGTCGATATCCAGGATCATGCCAGGGCAAACATGGAGCATATTCAATTTATGCAAAATGAGTTGGCGAAGCCACGAAAAAAGGTGCGAAAGGCACCGGAAAAGCAGGCAGAGCCTGAAATAGACGAACAGGATGACGCGTAAGAGTTATTCTAAATCCACAGACGGCAGGCCCCGCGAAGCATTGGGCCAGCCATTCTGTGGAGATTGGAAATAACTCGATTGCAGGCAAATCCGCAAGTTCGTCGAAAAACAGCACTAATACTACTTGATATATTAGTGCTAATTGACACCAAATTATTTGGTGGAATTAAAAACTCTTCTTATAATTGCATTATAAAATAAAAACATATGAAAATTAAAACTGAAAACATCGAAACAGCAGAAGAAATCAATGAAGTAGTATTGTACGAACGTCAGAGGCATTATCTTCAAATCACCTATTCTTATCTTAAAGATCAAGTTTCCCAGGTAGAGGAAACGCTTGAACAGATAGAGGAAAAACTCTCAAATCTTACATGTCAATCCTCGGAGCAGTAGGTTCCTCTATAGGCGGTCTAATCGGTGCTAACGCCCAGAAAAAAGAAGGTCAACGCAATCGTGACTTTCAAATTAAACAAAACCAGGAAGAAAGAGCCTGGTCGAACGAAATGTTCGAAAAACAAAATAAACGTGATACAGACTTTTGGAACATGCAAAATGCTTACAATGACCCATCCGCACAAATGCAACGCCTTAAAGACGCAGGTCTTAACCCAAATCTCGTCTATGGGACCGGAGCTGACGCTACCGCAGGCCCAATCGCTACACACAGCGCTCCATCACCTAGGACGGAAGCTCCTCGTGAAACAGGGTCAGCCGCTATGGGAGGCGCTATCTCAAAATCAATCTTTGATTTTCTTAATGTCGAACAGGCCAAGGCTAACATTGCACGCACAAACGCGGATACAAAACAGATCAACGCGTCTACAGCTTCGACCGAATTCGATAATGCTGTCAAAGAAAAGGTAGGGTATCACTCTTTTGGTGATACTAAACTATTTGAAAATGAAGCTAAACAAGCAGGTTCACAGAAACAACTTGCTGAGTTTGAGGCATGGAAAGCAGGTTCGCTTACTGACGGTACAAATGCCGATAAGGATAGTCCTGTGTCAAAAGCTATCAGAGCAGGTTATGACACTGCTGTCGAAAAACTTAAGTATCAACGTGAATTAAATGATATTGCTGGTGCAGAAAAAACTATTACTCAGTATAAGGCTAATTTAGCCGCTCAAGGTATAGATCCTTCTACTCCGTGGTATATGAAAATTATCAGTAAATTATTAAACGATTATGCAGGTGGTTCTACTGGTACTATTGCAGGTGCTGCCGCAGGTTTATTGCAAAACACAATTAAAAAACGCTAATGAAAAGACGTAGTAAAAGACGCTTCTTAGGTAGAAGCAAACGTAAATCCTTTAGAAAAGGTGGTAAAAATAAACAGTATGTTAAACGTATTAAAAATTACACCGTGTCGCGCGGTGGTATCAGAATGTAATTATGGCAAATCCTTTTCAATCAGTTCAAATTAAAAAACCTAATACAAACAATTTCAATTTAAGTCATGATTTTAAATATAGTATGGATATGGGTGTTCTTACCCCTGTGTCTCTTTTTGAGTGTATACCTGGTGATAGATTTTCTATCCGCACAGAGACGCTTATCCGTTTCGCGCCGTTGGTCGCTCCGGTTATGCATGAGATTAATGTGTTTACTCACTATTTCTTTGTTCCTAGTCGCATTGTTTGGTCAAATTTCGAAAAATTCATTACAGCCGACAATCTCGATAGACAAAACACACCAGCGTGGCCACACTTCACAAACATTCAATTCAATACCTCAACCTTAGGAGATTATTTAGGCGCTCCTACTGACGTTCCTATTAAAGAGCTTTCCGCAATTCCTTTTGCTGCTTATCAGAAGGTTTATAATGACTATTATCGTGATCAAAATCTTATTAATGAAGTTCCTTATGAACTTTCGGATGGTACTATTGGTAACAATGGCAACGCTTCTAATCTTACTATGTTACGCAGAAGAGCATGGGCACATGATTATTTCACGTCTGCTTTACCTTGGGCTCAAAAAGGTGGTGCAGTGTCTATTCCTATAGGTAATTTTAATGACGTTCCTATTATTACAGGTTGGGAAGGTGATATCACTCGATTTGCTCGTGTTGATGGTACTCCTATGGCTAATACTACAGCTGTATTCCAGACTTCTGGAAATCTTACTAATAGTGGTGTTTTAGTTAATATGCAACCTGATGGCCTTTTGGCTCGTACATCTGAACTTGAGGCTACAGCCACTACTATTAATGATCTTAGAAGAGCCTTTAGGCTACAAGAGTGGCTTGAAAAAATGGCTCGTGGTGGTTCTCGTTATATTGAACAGATCCTTGTTCATTTTGGTGTTAAATCTTCTGATGCTAGATTACAACGCCCTGAATTCCTTGGTGGTACGAAAGCACCAGTTATTATATCTGAAGTCTTACAAACGTCTGAAAGTTCTGAGACTCCACAGGGTACTATGGCCGGACACGGCTTATCTGCTAACTCTGGAAAGACTATATCTTATTTCTGTGAAGAACATGGTTATATTATTGGTATACAATCTGTTATGCCTCGTGCATCCTATCAACAGGGCCTCCCTAGGCACTTTTCTCGTTCCTCTCATCTTGATTACGCATGGCCTACTTTTGCTC